TCACCCTCTTTCCCGGTGGTCTGGTCCCGGACCACCGTTACTCCATTCAGCTTCTTCGGAACCTGTTCGGAGGAATTAAACGGGCACCCATACTCCCCCCACCCCCCTTTGGTAACTAAGTATGTGTGCTCGTGATCTTGGCTCCCACGGAGCGGACCGATCCGTTGGTGAACAAACAGCTAGGTCCACATCCTCCCTTCCCCTGGGAGGGCCCCCGCCCTCCCACATCCTCCCCCCAGCCTGACGTATCACAGGCTGTGTGAAGCCCCCGCGAAAGCTGCTCACGTGGCAATTGTGGGTCCCCCCTTCATCAAGACACCAGGTCTTTCCTCCTTAAGGCTAGCCCCGGCGTGTGAATTCACGTTGGGCAACTAGTGGTGTCACTGTGCGCTCCCAATCTCGGCCGCGGAGTGCTGTTCCCCAAGCCAAACCCCTGGCCCTTCACTATGTGCCTGGCAAGCATATCTGAGAAGGTGTTCCGCTGTGGCTGCCAACCTGGTAACAGGTGCCCCAGTGTGCGTAACCTTCTTCCGTCTCCGGACGGTAGTGATTGGTTAAGATTTGGTGTAAGGTTCATGTGCCAACGCCCTGTGCGGGATGAAACCTCTACTGCCCTAGGAATGCCAGGCAGGTACCCCACCTCCGGGTGGGATCTGAGCCTGGGCTAATTGTCTACGGGTAGTTTCATTTCCAATCCTTTTATGTCGGAGTCATGGCTGCAACACGGGTTTCACGATCTGTGCTCGCTGCTGTGGCTCACTCTGCCGCTCACCGCACCTACCACACTGTCCTTGACTGCTATGATAGGCTTTACCTCAACACCAACCCCCATCTCTCTTATCCCCTTCCCAAAAACTCTTCCTTCCCTTGCCCGTTCTGTCAGTACGACGAGCAGAATGAGGTCCTCTCCCCAGAGTCTCTCTGTGGCGAGGGAGCTGAACCCTGCTGGAAGTGCTCACAGGACAAACCCCGCCGCAAGTACAACACCACCCCTCCTGAAGACTGGCTCTATGATTCTGATGTCCAATCCTGGTTCTATCCTGAAACATACTACTCTGACCTTCAGCAAAAGTTCTTTGACAAATTGGCTCTCCTCTCTCTTCCAGGTGCCTACCAAGCAAAGACCCCGGAGGAGCGTGCCCTCGCGGGCGCGCTCACCCAACTCCTCAACTTCCCCTCCACCCCCCCTCTCACACTCCCTACCACTAACCTCCAACGGCAAGGCAACTCGGTCACCAACATCTACGGTAACGGCAACAACGTCAACACTGACGTTGGCGCCAACGGTTGGGCCCCCACGGTCTCAACTGGCCTAGGTGATGGTCCCGTCTCATGCACTCCGCCGACTCCCTCCCCGGGCGATACGGAGGTGCCTCCTCCGAGAAAACCCACAACGTTTCCGGCTCCTCCAACAAAGTCTGGATCCCGCTTTTCCAAGTGGTGGGAACCAGCAGCCGCCCGCGCTTCGGAATCCGCCACCGACTCGGCTATCGAGGGAATCGATGCTGCCGGGAAGGCCGCCTCCAAGGCCATCACGCGGAAGCTGGACCGCCCCGCCGCCCCCTCCTCAACCGCCAATCCCCAACCATCTCTCATCGCTCTCAACCCTTCTGCCACGCAATCCGGCAACGCTTCCATCTTGACCGGATCAACTGCTCCCTCCCTCCTCGCCTACCCCACCGCCACCCCTGTTCCCCTTCCCAACCCCGATGAACCCTCCCAACCCGGACCATCCGGCGACCGCACCTGGTTGTTGGATACAGTCACCTGGTCCCAGGAGTTCACCCGCGGCTGGAACATCGCAGGCTCCAATGGCATGCAATGGACCGGCCTGGAATCCCTTATCTTCCCTGTCTCCACTGACACCAATTGGACCTCCACCTCCAGTCCTACCGCATATCCCCTCCCTTTCTCCTTCGTGCGTGCTTACCCAGACTCCTCCTGGGCTGCCATGTACAACACCCACTCCATGTGGAATTGCGGTTGGCGCGTTCAAGTGACCGTCAACGGCTCACAGTTCCATGCCGGAGCCCTTATCCTCTACATGGTCCCTGAAGCCACCACCCATGCCATCCAAACGGCTCGGGACAACGCTGGCTTTGTCTTCCCCTATGTCATCCTCAATCTCTATGAAAGCAACACCGCTACCATAGAGGTCCCCTACATCTCCCCCACCCCCAATACCTCGAGTGGACTCCACGCCCCGTGGACGTTCTACCTCCAGGTGCTCTCACCCCTCAATCCTCCCCCTTCTCTCCCCACTTCCTTATCCTGCTCTATCTATGTCACCCCCGTTGACTCCTCTTTCCACGGTCTCCGCTACCTCGCCCCACAGCACTGGAAGACTCGCGCCGTCCCAGGTGCGGGCACTTTCGGATCTGCCGTGGCTGGCCAGGAACTCCCTCTCTGTGGAGTCCGTGCCTACTACCCCCCCAATGCCTACATCCCTGCCCAGGTACGCGACTGGCTTGAGTTCGCCCACCGGCCTGGTCTCATGGCCACAGTGCCGTGGACCATGGCGGACGAGCCGGCCGAGCGCCTCGGTATCTTCCCCGTCTCTCCCAGTGCTATCGCTGGGACTGGCGCCCCCATCTCCTATGTTATTTCTCTCTTCTCCCAGTGGCGCGGTGAACTCGCCGCCCACCTCCTCTTCACTGGCTCCGCTCAGCACTACGGCCGCCTGGTCGTGTGCTACACTCCTGCTGCCCCCCAACCCCCCTCCACCATGCAGGAAGCGATGCGCGGAACATACACCGTATGGGACGTCAACGCTGCCTCAACCCTGGAGTTCACCATCCCCTTCATCTCTAACTCCTACTGGAAAACAGTGGACGTTAACAACCCCGACGCTCTGCTGTCCACCACCGGCTATGTTTCCATCTGGGTTCAAAACCCGCTAGTCGGACCCCACACCGCCCCTGCGTCGGCCCTCGTGCAGGCATTCATCTCCGCAGGTGAATCCTTCAACGTACGACTGATGCAAAACCCCGCCCTCACTTCCCAAACCCTCACCGAAGACCTCGATGCACCCCAAGACACCGGGAACATTGAGAACGGTGCGGCTGACAACTCCCCGCAGCCCCGCACCACCTTCGACTACACCGGAAACCCCCTCCCTCCAGACACCAAACTGGAAAACTTCTTCTCCTTCTACCGCTTGCTGCCCATGGGTGGCAGCGGTGCTCCATCTCTTTCTTTCCCCGCTGACGAAGGCACAATCATCCCACTCGACCCAATCAATTGGCTCAAAGGGGCGGACGTCTCCGGGATCGCTGCGATGCTATCGTGCTTCACGTACATCGCTGCGGACCTGCGAATCACGCTCCGCTTCTCCAACCCAAATGACAACCCTGCCACCATGCTTGTTGCCTTCGCTCCCCCTGGCGCCACCATCCCCCTCAAACCCACGCGCCAAATGCTCTCCAACTTCTACATGGCGGAGGTCCCAGTCTCCGCTGCCACCTCCACCATGGTCTCTTTCTCCATCCCCTACACCTCCCCCCTCTCTGCCATCCCCACCTCATACTTCGGATGGGAGGACTGGTCAGGTACCAACTTTGGCCAGCTCTCCTCCGGGTCATGGGGAAACCTCATGCTCATCCCCTCTCTCTCTGTCGACTCTGCTATCCCCTTCGACTTCCAGCTCTCTTGCTGGGTCGCCTTCGGCAACTTCAAAGCCTGGGTCCCCCGCCCACCTCCACCTCTCCCCCCCCTCCCCACCCCTGCCGCGAACGCGGAACGCACAGTGGCCGTGATCAAGCAGGGCGCCGCCTCAGCGACTCCCGATGTGGACCCCGACGATCGGGTCTACATCGTGCGCGCGCAGCGCCCCACCTACGTCCACTGGGCCATCCGCAAGGTGGCCCCCGACGGCAGTGCCAAACAGATCTCGCTGTCCCGCAGCGGGATCCAGGCACTGGTCGCCCTCGAACCCCCCGAGGGTGAACCTTACCTCGAAATTCTCCCCTCCCATTGGACCCTTGCTGAACTCCAACTTGGCAACAAGTGGGAGTACAGCGCCACCAACAACTGTACCCACTTCGTCAGCTCCATCACTGGCGAATCCCTCCCCAACACCGGCTTCTCCCTGGCCCTCGGAATCGGTGCCCTCACCGCCATCGCAGCCTCGGCTGCTGTTGCCGTGAAAGCGCTCCCAGGCATCAGGCGACAGGGTCTCCTCACCCTCTCTGCCGATACCGAGACCAACCAGACCCTCAACAAGATCACTGGATCTGTCAACCAAGCTGCCCAGGTCGTCTCCCAATTCGATCTGAGCGGCCCTGCAAATTCTGTCTCCCTTGCTGCTTCTGACATCCGCGAGGCTGCCCACAAAGTGGCCTCCTCCCTCAATGGCTTCACTGACGTCATCGCTGACATCAAAGATTCCCTGTTCACCAGGGTGTCTGACGCTGTCGAGAGCGGTGTCGCCACTTTCCTCACTTGGCTCGTCAAACTCTTTGGCTACCTCCTTGTTCTCTTTGGCTCTCCAACCCCCATGTCCATCTCCGGTCTCCTCGTCATCATCTGTGCCGACCTTGCCCCCCACGCTCGTGAATTTTTCACCGCCTCTGGAAATGTCCTCTCCTCACTCTACTACTGGATTGCCTCAAAATTAGGCCTGTCCGTCACGCCCCAAGAGTGTGAACGGGCAACCCTTGAACCTCAAGGGCTCAAAGACTTCAACGACGGCGCACTCGCAATGCGCAACGTCGAGTGGATTGGTGAGACCGCCTGGAAATGGGCCCACCGCCTCCTTGACTGGATCCCCGGTAAGGCCAAGACAGACCCCCAGGCCAAACTCGCCGACGTCCACGATGAAATCATGCTCCACTACTCAGACTCCATATTGGCTCTCGGATCTGAGAAACTCCCCATTGATCACATCACTAAATCCATCTCCCGCTGCCGTGAATTGGTCTCCATCGCCCAGGAGGCCAAATCCGGCCCTCACTCTTCCTTCCTCAACCAAGCAGTCAAAAACTACACCCTTGCCATCTCCCAACACCGCAAATGCCAGACAGGTCCCAGGCCTGAACCCGTGGTGGTCTACCTCTACGGACCCCCCGGCACTGGCAAATCCCTCCTTGCTTCACTCCTCGCTCAAACCCTTTCCCAGCGTCTTGCTGGGACCCCCGATGACGTCTACTCCCCCTCCTCCGCCTCCTGTGAGTACTTCGATGGGTACACGGGTCAAACCGTGCACTTTATCGATGACATCGGGCAGGATCCGGAGGGGCGGGACTGGGCTAATTTCCCAAACCTCGTCTCCTCTGCCCCCTTCATTGTCCCAATGGCCTCCCTCGAGGAGAAGGGCACCCACTACACCTCCAAGGTCATCGTGGTTACCTCCAACTTCCACGAGCCTAACGAGCGCGCCGCGCGCTCGATGGGCGCTCTTCGACGCCGCGTCCACCTGCGGATCAACGTCACCTCAAATGGAGTGCCATTTGACCCTACCAATGCCCTCAACCCCATCCCCGGAACCCAATCTAAATACTTCACCGCCCAAACACCTCTCACCCTATTCCAGTCCAACACGGTCCGCCTGGATCGTGACTCCATCTGGACCCCTACCTTCACCAACATGGACGAGTTGGTGGACGCGATTGTGACCCGTCTCGATCGCTCCACCGGCGTGTCCAATTCCCTCGCCTCCCTCATCAGACGCCAGGGCAACCGGGTCATCGACGCGGAACCCAGGGAAATCCCCCTGGAATACGCGGATGATCTCCTGGAAGCCATGGCGCACCACCGCCCTGTACCATGCTCCCTTGGCCTCTCCCAAGCCATCGCAAACAACACCCCCATCCAACAAATCTCTGAAACCTTCTGGAAGTACCGCAAACCCATCTTCACTTGCACCACTTTCCTCGCTGTCCTCGGTTTCCTCTGCTCTGTCATCCCTCTTGCTCGCTCCCTGTGGAAGTCCAAACAGGACACGCCACAGGAACCTCAAGCTGCCTACTCTGCCATCTCCCACCAGAAACCCAAGCCCAAGTCCCAGAAACCCGTCCCCACTCGTCACATCCAGCGCCAGGGAATCTCCCCTGCTGTCCCCGGCATCTCCAACAATGTCGTCCATGTCGAGTCCGGCAACGGTCTCAACAAGAACGTCATGTCTGGCTTCTACATCTTCTCCCGCTTCCTTCTGGTTCCTACCCACCTCCGTGAACCCCACCACACCACTCTCACGGTGGGCGCCGACACCTACGACTGGGCCACCCTCCAGACGCAGGAGTTCGGTGAAATCACCATTGTTCACACTCCCACCTCCCGCCAGTACAAGGACATGCGGCGCTTCATCGGCGCCCATCCCCACCCCACTGGACTCCTTGTTTCCCAATTCAAAGCTGCCCCCCTCTATGTCCGCATCTCCGACAACCGGATCCTGGACCTTGACTTCCCCGGAGTCGTCGTCTGTAAGCAGGCGTACGGATACCGCGCCGCGACCTTCGAAGGTCTGTGCGGTTCCCCGCTTGTTACGGATGATCCCTCCGGAGTCAAGATTCTGGGCCTCCACGTCGCTGGAGTCGCGGGCACGAGCGGATTCTCTGCCCCCATCCACCCCATCCTCGGCCAAATCACTCAATTTGCCACTACCCAACAATCTCTCATTGTTCCCACTGCTGAAGTCCGGCCTGGCGTCAACGTCAACCGGATGTCCCGCTTGCACCCCTCTCCCGCCTACGGTGCCTTCCCTGTCAAGAAACAACCCGCTCCCCTCAAGCGCAACGACAAGCGCCTGCAGGAGGGCGTCGATCTTGACACCCAGCTCTTCCTCAAACACGGCAAAGGCGACGTCACCGGGCCCTGGCCCGGTCTCGAAGCTGCTGCTGACCTCTACTTCTCCACCTTCCCCACTTCCCTTCCAGTCCTCACCCAGGAACAGGCCATCCATGGAACACCAAACATGGAGGGCCTGGACATGGGCCAGGCGGCTGGATACCCCTGGAACACCCTTGGGCGCTCCCGGCGATCCCTCTTTGACGAGGTTGAACCGGGAGTGTTCGTCCCCAAACCCGAACTCCAAGCTGAAATCAACCAGACACTTGAAGACCCGGACTACGTGTACTCCACCTTCCTCAAGGATGAACTCAGACCAACGGCTAAGGTTGAACAGGGACTGACCAGAATCGTCGAAGCTGCTCCCATCCATGCTATCGTCGCTGGCCGGATGCTCCTCGGTGGTCTCATCGACTACATGCAGGGGCGTCCCGGCGAGCACGGTAGTGCGGTTGGTTGCAACCCAGACGTTCACTGGACTTCCTTCTTTTACGCCTTCAGCGAGTTCTCTCAGGTATACGATCTGGACTACAAGTGTTTTGATGCTACCCTTCCTTCTGCTGTCTTCACCCTTGTTGCTGACCATCTTACCCGCATCACCGGAGATCCCCGCGTCGGTCGCTACATCCACTCCATCCGCCATTCACACCACATTTATGGCAACCGGATGTACGACATGATCGGGGGGAATCCCTCCGGTTGTGTGGCCACCTCCATCCTCAACACCATCATCAACAACATCTGTGTCCTCTCTGCCCTCATCCAACACCCTGATTTCTCTCCCTCCCGCTTCCACATCCTGGCGTACGGTGACGACGTCATCTACGCTACGGAACCCCCCATCCATCCTTCCTTCCTTCGGGAGTTCTACCAGAAACACACCCCTCTGGTGGTCACCCCCGCAAACAAAGGCCAGGATTTCCCACCCACGTCTACGATCTATGAAGTCACCTTCCTCAAACGCTGGTTCGTTCCGGACGATGTTAGACCCATCTACATTCACCCTGTGATGGACCCCGACACGTACGAGCAATCGGTAATGTGGTTGCGTGATGGAGATTTCCAAGATGTGGTCACCTCTCTCTGCCACCTGGCCTTCCACAGCGGACCCAAGACCTACGCTGCCTGGTGCATGAAAGTGCGCGAGCAGTGCCTCAAGTCCGGGTTCGCCCCCAACTTCCTACCCTACTCCTACCTCCAACTCCGCTGGCTAAATCTGCTGGCTGCCTGATAGTTAGGGAACACAGTGCCTCGGCACGCTTAGTTAGTTAGAACCCTTTGCCCACTCCTCCATGGTGATATAAAGACCACCCACTTCCTTCGGGTGAGCCCCTAAGCCATGGTTGTACTGCACTATCATCCTAAGACGGTCCTTCTTCGGATCGCAATCTCACCCTGGTGCCGCGCTTCCTTCGGGAACTGCACCCGCGGACCAGGGCCGTCTTTGAACTTTTCTAACTGTTCTTAC